AATGTGACCTACCGACTAGACCTGGGAACAGCATGTCAGGCGCGCGCCAGGCAGTATCGAGGACTAGGGCCACTGGCTATCAAGCTGACTGGTGACCGAGAGCAGAAGGTCTATCAGTCCGAGTGGGTGATCTCATTCGATGATGGCTCCGTATCTATCATGACCGACTCGGTCTTCAAGCGTGTCCTCCTCTCAGCCCTTCGCTTTGATGCTGTAGAGCCTGAGCCTGTAAAAGAGGAGATGAAGGCGAGCGCAGCGAGCGTTAAAAAATGAGCGAATCAAACGGCTCCGGAAATACCCTGAGCGAAGCGAAGGGTCTAGTTGCGGTCCCATGTTCTGAAGACGCGCGCGGCTCGGCCTTCTGGGCATGTCTAGCTGCCTTAGAGAGACCCCTAAACTGGGACATCCGAGTAGAGCGTGGATCGTCCATCGCGCGGAATAGGAACGAGAGCATTCGCTACGCGCTTGCTCAGGGATATAGGTATCTTCTCTTCCTCGATGACGATCACATCTTCCCTCCCTTCCTCCTCCGTCGCCTCCTAGATGTCCTCGAGAGTAGACGCTTGCGGATACTATCGGCGCTATATACGAAAAGGCTACATCCCAACCTACCCCTGATCTTCGACCGCTATGACCAGGATGGCCGCGTAGTCTATAAAGAACTAAAGGACGATGAATCCGGCGTCATAGAGATAGCTGCTACTGGTCTAGGCTGTCTGCTCTGTGAGGTCGATGTATTTATAAGAATCGCTGCGCAGCAGAGATTTGAAATTGGAAATGAGAAATGGTTCACGCTTGGGGAACTAGACGGAGATCAGTGGAACGATGACGTAATGTTCTTCAAGAGATGCAGAGATAGTGGGGAAAAGATCTACATCGACTTGGAGACACAGATAGGGCATGAGGCGCGCGTAGAGGTCTGGACACTCCGAGGGGCAGATGGTAAGTGGATAACTGTCTACGCTCAGAATGGCCTAATGATGCAGTTGCCGAAGATTCGTATCGACTTCTCGCTCCTAGAAGAGAATGCTGTAAAGGCAGGTCAGTCGTTCCGAGTCGTAGGAGATCATCGAGCTGCGCTCTCTCTGGATGATGAAGTCGATCGGATTGATAGAGTGAACTGAACGCGAAGCGTTCCGCACAATTTTACCCGCCTTAAACTGAACTGAGTCTGGAAATTCGGACGCTGGAGATATGGACGCTAGAAATTTGGACGAACGAAGTGAGTCCCGAATGAGCCTTGATCTTAGCCCGATAGACACAGAACTGAAGGAACTGGCGCGCGCGATCCTTGAACCTCTAGACTTAAAACTCTATGAACTCGAAGGGATGTCCGTATTCGAGGTTAGGCCAGATAGGTTCGAGTATGGGACATGCATCTTCTACATCACCGATGGAACCTTCACGCTCTCCAAGCTACTGGTCTTTCCTACATCTGACGATATCAAGCGCGCGCTCGAGGTTGGATCTAAGGAGTTTTTCGATCATCATCCTGGTGCGCGCGAGGGATTCGGTCAGATATAGAAGCATGGCAGAGAGCGTAGCGAAATGCCTCTGACGGATCTGGGAAAATCGAATCTAGGAAGATATGAGAAAGAGTGGCGACCGCACAAAAAACAAGAAGAGTTCATCGAGCTACCATTCTCTGTCTTTGAAGCCTTATATGGTGGAGCTGTGGGCGGTGGAAAGAGTGAACTCCTATTCATGCTCCCCATTGTCTATGGATTTCATGACTATCCTGGGTTCCACGGCGTCCTTTTTCGCGAGACCTTTCCTCAGCTCGAAGCGTCGCTCATCCTTCGCGCGGTTCCGATCTATCGAAAGTTGGGGGCACACTACGATTCTACTAAGCATACCTGCACATTCCCAAGCGGCGCAGTCATCCGATTCTCTTACATGGAGAACGACCAACATGCGCGTGACCACGACACCAATGAGTATCAATACATCGCGTTCGACGAGCTTACAGCGTTTAATGATTTCCGATACCTCTATCTTACTTCTCGCGTGCGTTCAGTCATTCCTGGTGTCCCTGCTATTGTTCGTTCTGCTTCCAACCCTGGGAATATAGGTCATCTATGGGTCAGGAAGCGATTCATCGAGGCATCTCCAGACGGCGGCAAGCTGTTACACGACGCCGACTCTGGCACTTACAGAATCTTCGTTCGCGCTCTATTAACTGATAATCCCTACCTCCTGGAGAAAGACCCAGGATACCTCAAGAGACTCCGGCTCCTACCTCTAGCTGAACAGCGCGCGAAAATCTACGGCGACTGGTGGGTATTTGCTGGTCAGGTATTCTCCGAGTGGCGCGACATTTACTTCGGCGCGCGGTTTCCTGATGAGCCTGAGAATGCATCTCACGTCATCGATGACTTCACTCCGCCAGAATGGATGCCTCGAATCATCGGGTGTGACTGGGGATTCCATCCCGGTAAGACTTGGGTTGGTTGGGCCGTCGCTCTGCCTTCTAAGAGGGCAGTCATCTATAGGGAGCGCACCTACTCTAAGACAAATATCTCCGTATGGGGCGCGGAAGTCGCTCAGATCACTCAGTCAGAACGCGCATCGATCGTAAAAGCGGTCCTTGATCCATCCGCCTGGGGACATAAGGGTGAGGATAAGACACTTGCTGAGCAGATTCGAGATGCAACCGGACTCAACTTCGAGCGCGCGGACAATGACCGTCTCGGCGGCAAGTTACTTCTACACGAATATCTCCGATGGTCCCAGAGGCCGAAGGCTTTCATACCGCCGGAAGGATACGATGAGAAGTTGGCACTTCGTATCTTACGGAATAATGGGCCGAAAGCCTTTCGCGAATATACACAAGGTTTTGAGCCAGAGAGTGATGAGACTAACCTCCCTAAACTACAGATCACGAAGTCATGTGTCGAACTAAGGAAAGCCATACCGGCCTGTGTCTACAGTGAGAAGGAAGGCAAAAGAGCGGAAGATGTCGCGGAGTTCAACGGTGACGATCCATACGATGGTTGCCGATATTTGCTGAAGGCTGTTGATGACTATTACAATCTCTCCTCGAAACTGGCTGAGAAGTATGGTAAGTTGGGTGAGATCGTTCAGTCTTTTGAGCAGACAAACGATTGGACAGTCTATCACCGACAGATGGCCGAGTATGACAAGAAGTTTAGACACTCAGGCCAACCTAAATCCATACCAAGGAAACAAGGTAGATACTCGAGCCGCTTTCGTTTTCGGCCTAGATAAGAGACAGTTGATCGCAATTGTCTTTCAGCTTGACGCGGAGATCAAGGTCTTACTAGAGGATCGAGATAGGCTAGAGGGTCTGTTGGAGAGGTCGATAGAAAGGAATGAGCAGAGAGTCGATAAGCTAATGGGCTTGGACCGTAAAGAGGTGGAAGAGACTGCACAGCAACCTCCAAGACCGATAGGTCGGAAGTCGTGGAATCAAACGCGCGCGGGTTATGAGTCTAAGAAGAGAGAGGAGTATTGGACTAAGAAGATCGATGCCGAGGACTTAGCATCTTTAGAGAGGCGTGTGTCTGGCGAGATGGAAGGTGCGATGCTTGCTAAGAATGAGCCAGAGGTCGCAGGCTGATGCTAGGGCAAGAGACTACTGACCTAGACGTCATCTCTGAAGGTGAACCAAAGGTTCAGCTTTATGAGACAGATGAAGCTCACTGCATCCTAAATCTCGTCCAAGAGTTCGACCGTCAAGAGGAGTTCGTTCGCATATCATCTGTTAGAGAATGGAAGAAGCAATTATTCTATTGGGATGGGATTCAGTATCTAGCCTGGGACGCACTAGGCGGTGACTGGAAGACTCCTGAGCAAGTCATAGAAGAAGATCCAGATGCTGACATAGATCCTGCACTCTACGCCAAAGTCGTCAATGTCTATAAGGCTCACGGCGAGATCATGATAGGAGCCTTATCCTCTGCCCTCCCCGCCGTCAGATTCTTTCCCAAAGACGCCGATGACCCCGATGACGTCACAGCCGCTAAGGCGCGCTCTCATATCTCCAAGTTAATCCAAAAGCAGAACAGAGCGCGCCTCCTCGTCATGCGCGCGCTCTTCCTGCTCTATACCCAAGGAATGACCGCCTGCTATAACGAGAATAAGTCCGATTACCGCTTCGGATCTATCAAGTCTCCCGAGTATGCCGACGTCCAGGTAGTTAACCGCGATCTCTACTGTCCTGGATGTGGTCAGCAGATGGGATCTCAGCAGTTTCCCTTAGATCAGCTAGATGCGATGGATGCGATGGGAGATGGGATGGGCGAGGCCCAGACCTGTCCGAATTGCGGTCCAGTTAGTCCTGAACCAGTAGACAGTCTAGAGACTCAAAAACAACAGATAGGAGAGACGACTAAGCCGAAGAACAGAGAATGCCTGGAAATGTATGGCCCACTGAATGTCAAGTTCCCTATGTGGGCTCGCGACCAGGAATCTATTCCCTATCTAATCCTAGAAACCGAGGAGCACGTATCCCTCCTCCGCGAGATCTATCCTGAGATAGCTGAGAGGATCGAAGCAACGAGCTATCCGGATACCTATGATAAGGAGTCAAGAATCCCGACAGCCTACAAGAATGACTTCCCGAGAGACCTAGCGACAGTCCAGAGAGTCTGGCTTCGTCCTTGGGCCTTCAATTCCTATGGTGGCGTAACATCTGGAATCGACCGTGAGAAAGTTCTAGCACTGAAGTCTAAATACCCTGAAGGCGTCTATGCAGTCATCATAAATCACAGTCTAGTAGCAGAGATAGTCGCAGACAAGCTAGATGATCACTGGACGATCTCCGAGAATCCACTGGCCGATACCCTACATCCCAAATCTATCGGATACCCGATGGTCCCGATAGCCGACATCACAAATGAACTGACCAACCTGACACTAGAGACTATCGAGTTTGGTCTGCCTGAAGTCTACGCCGATCCCCACGTCCTAGACTTCGATGCATATAGGAGGAATGAGGCGCGGCCGGGGCAGGTTTCTCCAGCGACGATGCCGAGTGGTCAAGGACTATCTAGTGGATTCCATGAGGTCAAGGCAGCTAGTCTCTCGCGTGAGGTGGAGCTGTTCGCGGATAGGATGACATCTGTAGCCCAGTTCGTCATGGGTTCCTATCCCTCGATATATGGTGGTAGTCAAGATGGAGGATCGGGAACCGCGCGCGAGTATGAGATCTCTAGGACTCAGGCACTACAGCGACTCTCTACGACATGGACTATCCTGCAAGAGTTCTACGCGAAGGTGATGGGGAAGTCGGTCCAGTCGTTCATCAAGAATATGCAGGAGGACGAGAGACTGGTCGAGGGTAAGGGGACTAACTTCATAAATGTCTGGATTAGACAGGCAGACCTCCAGGGTGAGGTGATGGAGTTAGAACCGGAAGTCTCGGATGCCTTCCCGATCTCATGGGCACAGAAGCGTGACGTGATCCTGAATTTGATACAGCTGAAGGATCCGGATATCGCGATGGTCATAAGGCATCCGGAGAATGCTAGCCTTATCGCATCTATCATAGGAGTTCCAGAGCTATACATACCGGGAGATGATGACCGGAATAAACAACTCTACGAGATTGGTCAGTTAATTCTCGCTGAGCCTATGGAGATTGGTGGCGGAGTTGATGAGTCAGGGCAACCGATAGGACAGGAGATGAAGTCGACTGTCGAGGTCATCCCAGAACTAGACAATCATCTGGTCGAGTCGGAGATCTGCAAAGCGTGGTTGAAGTCTGAGGTGGGTCTAGTCTCGAAGCAGATGAATCCTGGTGGCTGGATGAATGTCTTAACTCACATGAAGGAGCATTTGTTCTTCGCTCAGATGATGGTCGATCAGCAGCGCGAGGATGATAAAGATTCCGAGGACGTAGAAGACATCGGAGGTGAAAAGTGATCAAGAAAATTACGCTAGTAATTTTCCTTCTAAGCGGGAGCGTAGCTCACGGTCAGCAACCATTTAGCCTGACCGAGTATAAGTCAGCCTTCGCATTCGAGCAGATCACTGTAGCTGCGACGTCGATTGGATTTACTCTGGCTACATATGATCCGACGCCAGGAACTGGGCAGTCGCGCGTGGATACGAGGGCGGAGCTGGCGACCGTCAACTGTGACAATAATGCAGGGGCTACTATCCGAGCACGTTGGGACGGGACCGCTCCTACGGCGGCAATCGGTGTGACAGTCATAGCAGGAGCAGACGTTGCTATTTATGGATATCGCAACATCACGAATTTTAGAGCGATCCGGACTGCTGCTACTTCTGTTATTTGTAATGTTCACTTCTATCGTCGCATCACAAATTTGCAGTAGGGGACTTTGCAATAGGAGACAGATATGTTAGGGTTTATTTTTCTGGTTGTTTTCCTATCCCTACTACCAGTCAAAGCACAATCGCAGATTGTGGTTGGTGCTGGAGGTCCGAGTGTCACGATCTCGGCTTCTCCTATGCCTCTACCTATCTCCGAAATAAGTGGAGGAACAGGTCAGTCTGTATATGCTGTCGGGGATCTACTTGCTGCTAATACTACTACTAGCTTATCGCGACTACCATCTGTGGCTTCTGGCTCTCTTTTCGCATCTGCTGGTGTTGGGACATTACCTGGGTATACTACAGATCCGGTGATAACTGGATCCCTAACCTCAAATAGAGCATTGACTGGAACATCTGTCCTTGGTGGTATAGTCGTTAGTGCATCGACAGGAGCAGCACTGGGCGCGCAACAGGATGCTCCGTGGATTCGGATAATAGGCAATGGATGGAATAACACAGCTAATGCTAGCCATCCCGCTGAATTTGGTTTTCGGCTACGTCCAGGTCAGGGTAATCCAGTCACAGCTACTCTGACCTTGTTCCAACAGATTAACACTGGTGGATACTCTACGATTGGAACATGGACTAACGCTGGACTCTATACCTCTGCGGCAGGATTAACGGCAACCACGACGGTCAGTGCTGGGTCGACGGTGAATGCTGTCACAAACTACCTGTCAAATGCATCTATCTTCTACAATGGCTCGGCGGCGACGTTAACATCTGGATTCTCGACTACTACTCCGACTGTGACTGGGAAAGCAAGTAGCTTCTCAGTTCTCATCGCCGCGACGCCGGGGGTTACAGGGACCGTGACCTTCGCGACAGCTTTTACAAACGTCCCAAATTGCTCCTGCACTAATACAATCACGGCGAATGCTGTCCAAGCTGTCCCAACGGTGAGCACCTGTGTGATCAATGGTGTCTGGATCGCAGGAGATACTTTGAGATGTGTATGTCTGGGGTATTGAAATGGATAAGAGACTTATACTTGCTCTCTGGTTTGTTGGCGTGCTAGGAAGTGGTCTAGGATTTGGCTATAATCAGGGAGCAGGATATCTCAGGGGTAATGTGGTCAGCCTCGTGACGGACATTCCGAAGGGAGGCTGTGATGATGGCAACATTATCATCCTGAGACAACCAATAGGATCTCTACTGGCTGGGACGTTGAGTGTGTGTCTGGGAAATACATTCGTGCCAGTGGGTCAGACTGTTCCGACTGGAGCAATCATCTTCACCATCTCGACCTGCCCACTGGGATTTAGTCAGGTGAAAGAGCTACATGGTCGGTTGGTTGGTGGCTCACTCGACATGACGGCCTGTCAGAAGGACTGAGATGTCATCGCGCCTGTCGCCGCTCTCGCCACTCTCCAGTCTGTCTCCCATCATTGCCCTGCTGGCCGGCGTCGCGCTGCTCCTCGCGGTCGACCAGCGCTGGCGCGCCTCCGTGGCAGGACAAGGATCCACCTACAGCGCCGGGAACGTCTTGACCCAAGGCTCGGCCCTGCCCGGCACCTGCACGGTCGGAGCGCTGTTCTCACTGACCGCGACCCCCTTCGGCCTCTTTCAATGCAATGCCGCGAATATCTGGAGCGCCGTCGGGAGCGTGGGGGGGAGCGACTGGGATGTCTACATCAACAAATCGATCACCCAGACGATCACGTCGAATACGACACTCGTTAACGATACGGAACTCTTTTTCCCCGTACTCACCGCGCAAATCTGGCACATCGAACTTTTACCAGCGTATGACGGAGACGCCTTTGCGACGGACATGAAGCTCCAGACGACCTTCCCGGTCGCGCGTGGCATCTCTGGCGCGCTCTATGTGAGTAGCGCCGATGTCATTACCGAATCCAATGTCTATGTCGCTGGGGCGACGACGATTACGCAACTCAGCATGGCGACACGGAGTTCGATCGACAATCCGATCACGGCGAGGCTGGTGCTGGACTTATGGATCTCGGCGGACGGCACCTTCCAAGTCCAGCATGCGAATCTGGTCTCCGGCGTGACGCGGATGCTCTCAGGCTCCATCCTGCGCGCGAAGAAGCTCCGGTGAGATTAATTCTAAAGGATGACCACAATCCTTCTCATCATCGTCTTGATCATGCAGATTGCCGTGGTCTACTCCGTTCAAACTCTAGCCTCGGCTATCAGAGATCTAGCATATGCCATTCAAGAAGGTCGGAAAAGATAAGTATGTATCTCCGTCTGGCCGTATATTTACTAAGAAGCAGGTAAAGTTATACTACGCGACCAGTGGATTCAAGGAGAAGCCTTCGTCTTCTAAGTGAGGAATCTTATGTATAAGCACTATCTCGGCTACCTGCATCATCCTGCTGACTCTGGAGCTGGATCGGGAGGATCTACTGGAGGAGATGAAGGTGATAGTCTATCGAGAGATCTAGGTGATCTTGGAGACGACTCTGATGACAAGGGTGGAAAGAAGGACGATTCGGGAGATGATTCTGACGAAGGTGAAGGAGATAGCGACTCTGATGAGGACGATGGAGATGATGGAGAGGGAGATGATGAGGATGCCGGAGATGAGGAGGGCGGAGAGAAGGGGGCGAGATCTGCGCGCGGAGCTGGAGATGGGGAGGACGAAGAAGAGGAAGAAGAGAAGCCTAAGGAGATAGAGCTAGATGCGACAGGTAGACCGACAATCAAGTCCATAAAGACGAAGTATCCTACTCTATTCAAGGACTTCCCAGAACTTAAATCGGCCTTCTTCCTACTTCCAAAGTTCCAAGAGGTCTACGCTGACCCCGAGGCCGCGCGCGAGGCAGCAGACAAGGCTCTCGAATACGATGCTCTGGAATCATCCCTAATCGGTGAAGGTAATCCTGAACTCCTCCTGACTACTATAGCGAAAAACAATCCGAAGGCTCTGAAGAAGATAGCAGAGAACTTCGGCGAGGCTCTGAGATCTGCTGACGGGGACACTTATGCTGCACTGTCTACTCCTATAATCGAGGAGTTGCTATACCATGCGACTCGACATGCGGATAAGATCGGTGATAAGAATCTTAGGTTATCTTGTAGACATCTTGCTAACTTTGTCTTTGCTAATGGGGGCGAGATTCCTGATATTTCTAAGAGGGAGAAGAGGGAACCGCATCCGGCAGAGAAAAAACTAGAGGAAGAGCGCGCGGCGCATGATCGGGAGAAGATGAATGCGGCGGCTTCTGAGATTGGTCAGACGGCTGCGGAGGATCTTGGCCGACTTATTTCTGCCAAACTCGGACAATTGACCAAGTTCGAGCGTCGTCAGGTGATCCGAGAAACCAGGCTAGAGATCGACGAAAAGCTCAAGAGAGATGCAGGCTTCCAACGCACTATGAGGGGACTCTGGGCAAGGGTCCGATCTAGTGGATATAGCGATGAATCGAAAGAGAGAGTAAAACAAGCGTGGCTCTCGCGCGCAAGATCCATCGCACCGGGAATCCGAAATCGACTCCGACAGGAAGCTCTCTCTGCTAGAACTCCGGGGGAGGGATCCGATTCTGAAAGATTTGAAAAGTCTGAAAGAATCGTCGGAGAAAGAGAGAAAGAAACTGGAGAGAAAGAGAAGGCCCAGAAGCGGCAGTTTCCGACAAAGGGTGGAAAGCCTAGTGGTTCTCGTCGGGTTCTCGATCCTCACAAAATCGATTGGACGAAAACCACTGACTTAGATATCCTGAACTCGTAGACTGTAGGAGTAGGGCGGAACGGAAGGGGAAAAATGGCCCAGACTGAGAGTCAAGTCGTAGCCGGAGAACTGGAGAGAGTAGATCCGAAGGTTCCAGTTCTGTTCGAGCGCGACGCGATGTTCTACGCGAATGTCGAGAAGCGGCCAGTCGAGAAAGTCTCTTCCCGTGACATGAGAATTCCACTCGAAATCCGTCCTGGTGGCCTCTTTGGTTACTATGACACGGCGGGTGGGGATCTCGGACGCGGCGAGGGACCAACCTTCGAGAAGGCGCTCATCTCGACTGTCAACTTCAAGTATGCTGTCGAGTGGCACAAGAAGGCCCAGTGGTCTACGGATGACACTCGAAAGGCAGTCGTAAATTCTGTCCGGAATCTCCTTGCCAATTCGATGAAGGAGTTCCGGCGCGCGGTCGATGCCAATCTTCAGACTGCTGGGGATGGTGTTCTTGGCACGATTGCAAGTCTGACTGGCACTGGACCGTATACGATCACGACCTCCTCAACAGACGGATTTGGAACTCGTCTGCTAAGAATTGGTCACAAGGTCAACATATACGATACCACAGTGGCAACAGACCGGACGATCGGTGATGAGCGGGTAATCACTTCAATCGACCACGAGGCGGGAACTTTCGTCCTGGCCGGATCTGCAATCGCTGGGATCGTGGCAGGAGATAAGATCGTAGCCTCTGGTCTGGTCGGAGCGAATCCAGTTGGTATCTATGGTGTTCCGTATCATCATAGCTCTGCATCGACTGGAACGTGGCTCAGTTTGGACAGGGCTACGTATCCTGAAATCCGAGCGAATCGGATAAATGCGGGAGGTGCTCTGGCTCTACCTCACGCGCGCCGGGCGATGAACAAGATAGGCGAACGCCTGGGGATGGAGAATGGAGTCAAGGTCAAGGCGTGGCTCCATCCGTGTCAGGCACAGGCATATGAAGGACTCGGTCAGTTGGTCCAGCAGATCAACAAAACCGATAGTGCGAAGCAGGGGATGGACCTCTACTTCGATGTCCAACAGATTGCTGGTATCGCGATGAAAAAGCATTTCACATGGAACAAGACCAGAATCGATTTTGTCGTCGATGAGGTCTGGGGCCGCGCGGAAATGAAACCCGCTGGATTCTACGAGGAGGAGGGACGTCGCCTCTTTGAGGTCCGAGGGGCAAGCGGAGGTGTGGCGGCTGCTACCTTGTTCTACATTGTCGCATCCTTCAACACCTTCACCAATCAACCACCGGCGGTCAGCTACATCAGTGACCTGACCATCCCAACTGGATACACGCATTAGAAAGGAGGACAAAATGGCTGAATATCCAGAACGATGGGGAGTTGGTGGGTTGCAGAATCAGGTCGTAGGACCGACTCTGGTAGCGGCTGCGACGATTGCACCGACTCACAAGGTCCATCCGATCACTGGGACGACAGAGACGGCAACGATCACTCCACCCTGGACCGATTTTGGAGGTGAATTGATCTTGATCGCCGCTGCCGCATGGACCACGACAACGACAGGGAACATCGCGATCGCTGTCACGGCTGTGACGAATCAGTCTGTGATACTGGTCTACAATCCGAGGACTGCTCTCTGGTATCCTGTCCGTTACTAGATGGCGGGGAGTGGGACGGTAGGGGATCATCTCTTACCGTCCCATCTGTAGAGACTGAGCGCAGCGAAGTCTGAAATGACAGACAGAACGACGATCGATGCGATAAACAAGAGGCTGCACAGGGACTACAGAGTCCTTGATGGTAGACCCATCTATCGTATCGTTTGGAGTGGGGATCAGTTAGAGGTTAGGAAAGGGACCTTCACCGACTGGTATGGCTCGATTCTCATAAGGCAGGAGTATCAGGCTGTCAGGGAGATCAAGAAATACTGGTATCTCCAGAAGCCCTGCTGGATCTTAGAGAAGCTCGTGTTCATCCAAGGTGTCAGAGACCTAGAGGAGATCTCCAAGGAACTAGTCCAGATTAGGAATGGGAGCTACGAGACGATCTATGTCTTCCAGGACAAAAATTTCAATCCTCTCCCGGTAGCCTGGAAGGTAGTAGACTTCATCATCTTCAGACTTCATAATCCTGTTAAGAACTTAGTTCGCAAAGAGATAGATCAGCGCGCGGAACAGATCGATGAGGCAGAGGAGACAGCATACTTCCGAGAGCAGGTTGATGAGAAGGCTCGCTCGGAGCTGTTTACCTTTGAGAATGCTGTCTCGGTTAGCTCTAGGCAGGTAGAGTTTAAGCGGTCTAGGAAGATGGAGTATGTGGAAAAGACAGGACCGATAGATTTGGTCTCTCGGGATCTCATATAAGAAAGCAAGAGGGAGAAATGGATCAGATACCTCCGAATCGGCAGATGGCACTACAGGATGTCTCGACAGTCGTCTCCATCCTTCCAGTGAAGATCGATGAGCACAAGCCAGGATTGATCCCTGGGCAGTATATCCTAGCTGGGGTCAAAGATCCACTGAAAGACTGGAATACCCTCCACGTCGCGCGCGCTCAGTTCCCAGTCTATCTAGATGAGAATCGACCTGCTCTAATAGTTCCTGCACCGTCCGATGTCGTAGCCGAATCAATCTGTCGAGACTATAAGGTGGGAATAGGTTTGATCGAGCATGGGGTAGCTGAGCCTGGTCTCTTTTGGGCGCGCGGCCTGATCAAGCATTCAGACGTCCCAGTAGTCCTAGAGAAAGAGCTAGCTCGTGCTAGGGCCTTACAAGTCGAGTGGTTCAAGCGTCAGATAGCTGAGGCAGACGATGATTGGGGAAGGTATCACACTCGGAAGTCTATATCTACACTCCAGAAGATAGCTGCTACTACCTTGAAACTAGAGCGAGAGTGGAACATCGATATAGAAGTCAGGGAGAATCTACTCCTGAAGACCTGCAAATTCTGTATGGCAGATCTGAATCCGGAAGCGATCGTGTGCCGATACTGTCAGGGTATTCTGGATACTGTTCGATATAACTCCGAGTTCAAGCGAGCGGTTTCAGCGAATCAATAGTTCGCCAGGCGAACAATTCTGAGGACTAAAAATGGCGTCACCGAAAGTCAGTAATACTACAGTAGAGCTAGAAGCCAAAGCTCTAATGGTCAGAGATAAGGCCGAGACTCTGACCGGCCTGAAGACCTTTGACATGGGTGTGGCTCCTCCATTTGCTGTCGCTGCTGGATCTACAAAGGTAGTTAATCTAGATGCTGACAAGGTGGATGGTCTAGAGGCTAGTGCTTTCTTCAGGGATGAGCGAGTTCAGAACGTTTTAACTCATGGTGCTCTACCTAATCCAAATACATTAGGAGTAGATGCTACAGTAGCTATTCAGGCGGCTATAGATGCTGCGACTGCTGCTGGTCATTCTGAAGTTCATATTCCTGCTGGAGTTTATCGAGTAGCTGGGACTCTTACTATCCATGAGGGAATCAAGATCAAGGGGATTGGTGGTCAGGGATCATCATACATATCTGGAGTAGTGATAGTTCATGATTCTACTGGTGGTCTATTTCTTTGGGATGGTAATGGGGCATCGACACTTGGGACAGGCGGTGGGCTGGAGAATATCCTAATCGTAAAGCAGGATGGGAGACTGGGGGGAGATGCCATAAAGGTTCTAGCCACGAATGACAATCACAGACCCGGAGAGATGCAGTTTAACAATGTTTTAATCTATGGGATAGGAACTGGTCAGTGGGATCGTGCTCTGGATGTAGATGGGACCGCCTGCACGACTCCTGGCGCGCGTGGTGTTCGATCGATTCAGCTCAGTAAATTCAGAGTTGCAGATTGCCAGATAGATAATGAATACATTCGGATGAGGGATGCTGTCCACGTAACAACGAATCATGTTCAGATCGATACAGGTAATGGAACTGGCGATCCTGGCTTGACGATATCTGGATACTGCGAGAATCACAACTGGGCGAACTGCATCATCAATGGTGAGTTTATAGTAGGAGCGACAACTGGAGACGATTTCCATCTTACCATTACAGGGAAAGTCACTACATTCACTCAGGGGAATACGAGTGCGCGCGGTGGAGCACTGATAGCCTGTCAAACATTCACTAACGTAAGCTCATCCTTTAGAATCCACTCATCTCACAATGCTGAGTTCCTTGGAGTCAGAACTACTGTAGCCTCTGATGTCACTGGAAACTCAAATGTCTATACGGTCTTGTATGATTCTGAGCGTTTCGATGCTAACTCAGATTTTAATCCGGCTACTGGTAGGTTCACTGCTAGATCTAAGGCATCCTATCACTTTAATGCTTCTGTAGATCTCAAGGGTATAAATTGGACACATGAGCGAGTCAATGGTCTCTTCATCCGTAGAAATGCCGCTGGAGTAAGTCAGGAGCATTATTACTTTCACATTTCCGATATCACTACTAGAGCCAATCGTATAATTGAGCTAGTGTCCTCTTCTGTAGCAAATCCTAGTGTAATAACTTGCTCTGGTAATCATGGTCTAGCTACGGGAGATAACGTCATCATAGTTGGTCATGTAGCTACACCACCATTAAATCAGACCTCACATGGAGTAACAGTTGGTAGTCCTTCGACATTCACTATACCAGTAAATGTCACTGTTGGTGGCACAGGTGGTTTTGCGATTGGTAAGGGACCATCCTCTCTGGATCATCTGATTATATCTGGAGGGATAACAGCTAGGATGGAGGCTGGAGATACGATGGAGGTTTGTGTGCTTGTTGATGGTGTGTCTGCTATAGTTGATGTCTATGGCTCTGGCTCTAGTGTTCAGTATACGCACTTCAGTGGTCATATGGTTTAGAAAGTCTGAGCGTAGCGAGGACTGAAGATGGACACAGGTCTAACGATCATCACTGAGGCGCGCGGCCTACTCAACGATCCGACTGGAGCTATATTCAAGACCGATCCCATGATCGTGTTGGCGAATAAGGTATATCGGGAACTGCAAACTAAACTGTCTGCTATGGGGATTGCTGTCACGAAGAAGGACTCGACTCTCTCCGTCCTAACTGCCGGAGATAGCGTTTTAACATCAGGAAGTGGTCTACCGAATGACCTACTATACCCGATAGAGGTTAGAGAGAGATTATATCCGTCAGCAGATAGATACGCAGACATGCAGGAGAAGGACTGGAAAGAACTAGATGTCACTCCTCGGACCTTCTTAGGCTATTGGGTCTGGCAGGAAGATGAGCTGAAATTTCCTGTAGCTACGACTGATCGACAGCTTCATATCCGATTCGTCAAGACTCTTGGCTCTATTACCCAGACTACCTCCCCGATTCAAATGGCTGGTGTATCGACTTGGCTCTCTCAGCGTT